CGCGATCAAGGGAAGGTATTTTTCTTGACCGAACTGCCTGCTGCTCAGATCGAAGAATGGGCGGCACGCGCCCTGTTCGCCATGATGAATTGTGGCGTCGAGGTGCCAGACGACCTTCTGAAGGCGGGGCTGTCAGGGCTCATGGCCATCGGCATCAAGTCCTTGTCGAAAGTCCCGTATGAGATGGCGAAACCGCTGTTCGACGAAATGATGTCGTGCATTGCCATCATCCCCGACCCGCGCCAACCTGCGGTGAAGCTTGGGTACATGGGCGTCGGCCCCATGGTCGAGGACAACATCGAGGAAGTGTCAACGCGCCTGATTTTGCGGAAGGCAGTTTTCGATCTTCACATGGATTTTTTTATTGGCGCCGCCCGCTTAAAACAAGAGGCGGCGGCGGAAGCGACGAAGGCCTGATCGACTACGCTAACCTTCCGAACTCGATCGGCGTGGTGGTCTCACACAGACTCGCCACGCTAATCGAACTCCAGAGCGTTTATGGCGCGGAAGACCTGTACAACTTCCTGGAAATAATTACGGTTGATCAGCATAACGAACGCGTCATGAGCGAGCGAAAGGAATAAAAATGGCCGCAACTGTTATAGACGCGTTGATGGTCACGCTTGGCATCGATGCAAAGGGCTTTCTCACCGGCAAGAATCAAGCGACGGATGCCACCAAGAAGCTTTCCGCCGAAGAGACGAAGGCTGCCAAGGAGATGGAGGAGCGCAATAAGCGCGCCGTCGAATCCTACAAAAAGGTCCGCAACGAAGTTCTGGCACTGCTCGCGATTTTCACTGCGGGCATGGGCTTGAAGGATTTCACCGAAAGCACAATCAACTCTGCGGTGAATCTTGGCTATATGGCCAAGAACCTGCAGATGAGCACCAAGGATCTGTCGGCATGGCAGCGTGCGGCCGAGCGCGCCGGGGGCTCTGCGGATGGCATCACGTCCGCACTGCAGGACTCGCAGCAGCAGATAGCCGGATTTCGCCTAGGTAAGGTTAGTGATCAGATCCAGATGTTCCTGCGCTTTGGCGGCAAGACCAGCGACCTGAAGGACGGCAACGCATATCTGCTGGCCCGTTCGCAGATCGTCCAGAAGTTGTTTGCTGTCGATCCGGGCAGGGCAAAGTATGTCGCCCAGGCCATGGGCATCAGCGATGAAGAGTTCAACTTCATCAAGCAGGGTCCGCAAGCCATCCTCGCCCTTGTGTCGGCGCAGGAAAAGAATTCGGCTATTACCGAGAAGCAGGCCGCGCAGGCCCTGAAACTCAAGAATGAGTGGCTGGACTTCAGCGATCGCCTCAAGTATGTCGGCACAACCGTTCTGCTCGAGTTGATGCCGACCTTCGAGATGCTGCTGCAGAAGTTGCAGGCTATGGCTGATTGGGTGGCGGATCACAAGGCCGATATTAGTAAGTGGGTCGATGATGCTGTGACGGCAATCCGGTCCTTCGTCGACGAAGCCAATAAGGCCGCAGATGCGGTAGGTGGGTGGAAGAACGTCCTGATCGCCCTAGCGGCTCTCAAGGTGCTTTCAATTGCCTCGCCATTGATTCAACTGGCTTCGGCTCTAACCGGAGTGGGCGGCGGCCTCGCGTCAATCGCCCTATCCGGCCCGGGCGCCATTGCCGCAATCATCGGCCTGTCGGCGGCGGCAGAGGCCGCACGACGCTCCGCTCTGGACAAGACTATTGCACCTGGACCGAACCACGATCAATACGTGGCAGAGGCCGATGCGGGAGGCGCAACAACGCCAAACGTCTCGCAGCCTCCGTCAGGTGGGTGGGGCAAGCTAGGACAGTTGCTGAAGAAGTCGTTCGGCATGTCTGAAGCTGGCCGCCAGAAGCAGGCGATGGACTACTTTCTGAGTCAGGGCTGGTCTTCTGCTCAGGCCGCCGGCATTGTCGGTAGCCTCACGCAAGAGAGCGATGTTGATCCTGAGTCGCGCAACAAGAAGTCTGGCGCGTACGGCATTGGCCAGTGGCTGGGCAGCCGGGTAGCGGACTTCAAGAAATGGTCTGGCCACGATCTGAATGGATCCAGTTTCGAAGAGCAACTGGCATTCATGCAGTACGAACTGACCAAGGGCAAAGAGCAGGCGGCCGGCCAACGCCTCAGGGCTACGACGACCGCAGAACAGGCCGCGGCAGTCCACGCGCAGTCATACGAGCGGCCCGGGGCAGCCGAGGCGAACATCTCGAATCGGCAGGCCTACGCCCGTCTTCTGTATGCATCGCTCGGGCAGTCCAATGCCACGCAGATTGCCGGCCAATCCGCTGGAGCTAGAGGTGCCGGCATGTCGGCCTCTCGCATCTCGAGCATGACGTCGAGTGCCGAAACCAACATCAACGGCCCCATCACCATCCAGACGCAGGCCACCGACGCGCAAGGCATCGCGCGCGAGTTCGGTAAGGCAGTCGGCAAATATAGCTTCACCGTCCCGCAGGCAAACACAGGATTGACGTAATGGCAAACGGTATTCCGTCACTTCTGGGCCAGGTTACTAGCGTCGTCAATGACGTAACCCTGGTCGTTGCCGATGCGGCGAATGTCTTGGCAATGTTTGGTTTCCCGCAATGGGGGATCTTCAACGACGACGGATCGCTGGCTCTGCAACCCGACTCCATCATCAGCGTCGATTTCAAGCGCGACTGGAAATTACCGAACTACCCGCAGGAAGAAGGCGCATTCGAATCCTATAACAAGGTGACGATGCCCTTCGATGCCCGGATGCGCATGACCAAGGGCGGCACGGATGCGGAACGGTCGGCGTTTCTGGATGCAGTTGATTCTGCGGCGGATTCGCTGACGCTCTATCAGGTGGTGATGCCCGAGGTCTCTTATCCGAGCGCCAATATCGTCAACTACAGCTATCAGCGCACGTCGACCAACGGCGTGGGCCTGTTGACGGTTGATCTCTGGCTGCTGGAGGTACGGGTTACGGCTACAGCGGCGTTTGCTAACACAGCAGCACCAAGCGGTGCTGATCCAGTGAGTGACGGCAGCGTGCAACCGCAGGATCCGAGCACTACGCGCGCGGCGGCGCTCCAGAAAATAGCGACCGAGAACGGACTCACTGTCACATCTACGCCGATCTTCCAATGAATGTCATACCCATTTCGGATGTCTACTCGCAGACAATGACGGTGCAATTGGGTGGCCAAAACTGTCAGATCAACCTCTATCAAAAGAGCACTGGTTTCTACTGCGACGTGTATGTGAACAACACCGCGATCATTACCGGTGTGATTTGCCAGAACCTGAACCGGATCGTCCGCAGTCTGTACCTTGGCTTTGTCGGTGATCTGTGTTTCTACGACACGCAGGGCAGCATTCTCCCGCCCAGCACAGGTTTGGATCCATCAAGCCCCGGACTCGGGACTCGTTACCTGTTTTTGTATCTGTCGCCGGCCGATCTTGATGGGCAGGGTTGATGACTTTCGCGCGCAAACAGATTGATGTCACCGTAAGTCTCGGCACAGGTCAATTCGGAAATACCGGAGCGAATACTGTCACGCTGAGCGGGTTGCGTGTCAAGGCTGATATCCAGCAGTTTGGCGGCAATGCGATGCCGCAGGTCCAACTCAGGGTGTACGGTTTGCCGCTGTCAATGATCAATCAACTCACTGCGATTGGCCCAATCAATTCCGCCGTTCTGTATAAGAACTCAGTGCTGATCGCAGTTGGAGACCAGGGTTCGGCCCTCACAACGATCTACAACGGTACGATCTGGCAGGCTTGGGGCGACTTTAACCAGATGCCCGATACCGCGCTGAATATCGCAGCAGTCGGCGGTCTGGCGGCCGGCCTCAAGCCCGTAGGTGCATCGAGCTATCCGGGGAGTGCGGACGTCAGCACGATCATGCAGCAACTGGCGATGACTGCCGGCCTTAACTTCGTCAACAGCGGTGTTTCGGTTCAGTTGTCGAATCCATATTTTCCCGGCACCGCGCTAGCGCAGATCAGGGAATGTGCTGACGCCGCAGACATTTTTTTTGCCATCGATAACGGGACGCTTCAGATTTGGCCTAAGACTGGCGCGCGCAACACGCCAAGCGTCCCAGTAATCTCGCCGGCAACGGGGATGGTTGGGTATCCGACATTCTCAAGTAATAGCTTGATGATAACGACGCGGTTCAACCCGTCGGTTGTGATCGGGGGCGTCATTGAGGTGCAAAGCTCTCTGACGCCAGCCTGCGGGAAGTGGATCGCGGTTCAGATTTCCCACTCTCTTGAAAGCGAAACGCCGGACGGTCAGTGGTTCACTCATATTTCTGCTTGGCCATTCAATGGTTAATCCAGTTGGTTACCTCGGCACTGCTGATGCCACCGACAACGGATCGGACTACAACGCCAACACGTTCCTCGTTTGGTCGATCCTTGCGCGCGTGCGGACGATGCAACCGTGCAAGGTGTTGAGCGTGACGAACTCAGGCGGCGTTGCCCCGGTCGGGTTCGTGAGCCTGCAACCGCTCGTGAATCAGCTTGACGGTTATGACAATGCGGTGCCGCATGGGACGCTTTACAACGTGCCGTACTTCAGGCTTCAGGGCGGCGCGAACGCGATCATCCTTGATCCGCAGGTAGGCGATATCGGCTTTGCCGGAGTTGCCGACCGAGATATATCTAGCGTAAAGGCGACGAAAGCACAGGCAAATCCTGGCAGCAAGCGTCGGTTCTCGATGGCGGATGCGGTCTACTTCGGCGGCATTCTGAACGGCACGCCGAACCAGTACATCGCATTCTCCACCTCGGGTATCGCGCTGCTTTCACCGACACAAATAACGATGACGGCGCCGCAGATCGTCGCTAACGCATCGACGTCTTTCACGGTCAACTCGCCACAGTCAAATTTCAGCGGCGCAGTGATTATTCAAGGCCTCTTGTCTTGGCTGGCTGGTATGACGGGGACGATCCTGAGCGGGGTTGCATCGACGATTACAGGTGCAGTCGCCTTCATCGGAACCATGACATCGAACGGCCACACGATCGACAACACGCACACGCATAACGGCGTACAGCCAGGCAGCGGCAACAGCGGGGAAGTGAACTAATGGACAGGATTCCATAGTAAAATACATCATCTTAAAAGTGCATGGGTGATGCATGGGAAGTGGGATCTATACGATTACGAGTCCTAGTGGAAATGTTTACATTGGGAGCACGGCGAATTTCACCCGGCGCTGGAATGAGCATAGATCTGAACTTCGCCGTGGTGTGCATCACAGCTTCAAACTGCAGCGCGCCTGGGATAAATACGGCGAAGTGAGCATGATCTTCGCTGTGTTACGCGAATGCGCGGTCGGCGATCTTCTGGCGGAAGAGAATGCAGCTTTGGTGGCCATAAAACCCCTTTATAACTGCGCCGATATCGCTGGCAGGCCGATTATCAACGATGAAATTAGGATAAAAATGTCGTTGGCGGGTAGGGGTAAGGCAAAATCCGAGTCTCACCGCAAAAACATTTCCGCCGGACTCAAGGGAAAAAAGAAGGCCCCTGAGCATGTAGCGAATATCTTGCAGGCCCGGGCATCCAACCCGGAATGGGGAAACATTTGCGCCAAGATCGGCGATGCTCTGCGCGGACGGCCGAACGGAAGGAAGGGCATCAAGACGGCTCCGTCTCCACTCACGCCGGACCAGCGCCAAAAACTTGGCGAATTGGTTTCGATAAAGAAAAGCACTAGCGGCTATCGCGGAGTAAGTTTCAACAGCGCCAAGCAACTCTGGAAGGCTGTTGTTCGTGTTGAGTCGCAAAGGAAGTTTCTTGGGTATTTCGAGACCAAAGAATTAGCTTGGGGCGCAATCTGCCAACATAAGAGTGGAAATGGATACCTTATACCTAAATGAAAATTGGGACCTCTGTTTGGACGCTAACGGCGACATCGCCCTCGCGTCTGATCCGTACAGCCTCGCGCAGGACGCCGCGTGTGCTTGTCGGACATTCACCGGGGACTGCTACTACAACCAGGCTCTCGGCATCCCGTACTTCGAACAGATCCTCGGCCATCTCCCCACTCTGCAATACGTCAAGTCGCAGCTTGTCGCCGCGGCACTGACGGTGCCGGGTGTTGAGTCGGCGCAGGCGTTCATCACGGGTGTAGCGGGTCGACAGATCAGCGGACAGATCCAGGTAACTGACAGCGACGGCAATACGACGGCAGCAGCCTTCTAGGCAGCGCCCACCAGCATAACCAACCGGCTCAGGCCGGTTTTTTTACGCCCAAACAATGACGACCAACGTACCCGCGCCGACCTTTGGGCCGACTGGCTTTGTCGCGCCTGCTGAAAGCGCGATCCTGGCTGGCCGTCAAGCTGACTTTAACCAGGCATTCGGGGGCAACCTCAATCCCGCGCTGAATACGTCACAGGGACAACTTGAGCAGTCTGATACGGCGATCATCGGCGATGCGAATAATCAGTTCCTAACACTCGCCAATGGCGTGGATCCCGCTTTTGCTGCGGGGCGCATGCAGGATGCAATCGGCAGAATCTACTTCATTGAGCGCAACCCGGCGCTTCCGTCTGTCCTCCAGATCGCTTGCAACGGGAATGTCAACGTTGTCATCCCCGCAACAAGTGCCCTGATTCAGGACGACGCCGGCAATATCTACGTCTGTAGCGCGACGGTCACAATCCCTGCGGGCGGGTCGGTTACGACTTCGTTCTCGTGCCTGACGAGCGGGCCAATCTCGATACCAGCAACGAACGGTGTCACGATCTACCAGGCCATTCCCGGCTGGGATTCGGTTACCTGTTCGTCGGGTGTGATCGGCCAGAACGTCGAGACTCGAGCGGAGTTTGAATATCGCCGGCAACAGTCGGTCGCGTTGAATGCACAAGGATCGCTGCCCTCTGTACAGGGTGCGGTCTTCGATGTGCCGGGCGTGCTGGATGCATATACGACCGAGAATCCGACAAACGCACTGAGCGGCGCGTCATTCACCGGGTCTATCTCGACCACGACACTGACCGTAAGCGCGGTCGCATCCGGAACGATCGCTGTAGGGCAAACCGTTGTTGGCGCAGGCGTCGCACAAGGAACCCTCATTACGGCCCTTGGTAGTGGTACCGGCGGCACGGGAACATACGCAGTGGGCATCAGCCAGACGGTCGGATCAGGGTCGCTGGTATCTGCTGTTGGTGGCGTTCAGTTGCTCCCCAATTCGCTCTACGTAGGCGTATCTGGCGGCCAGGCTCAGGCGGTCGGTCAGGCTATCTGGTCGAAGAAGTCTCCGGGCTGCAATTACAACGGCAACACGTCCGTCACGGTGCAGGATCCTGGACCGGCTGGCTTTCCGTACCAGCCGCCCTACCCGCAATACACCGTCACGTTCCAGACACTGACCAACACGACGGTCCTGTTCAGCATATCAATGCAGAACAACGCCAACGTGCCGTCGAATGCGGTCGCACTGGTACAGGCCGCAGTGCTTCAGTCATTCACCGGCGCAGACAACGGGCCTCGCGCGCGGGTTGGAAGCTGGCTATTTGCTTCGCGCTACTACGCCAACATCGCCGCACTTGGCCCGTGGGCTTTGATCTTCGGCATCCAGATCGGCGTGGGTACCGCAAACGCCAATGCGGTTCTCATGCAGGTCAATCAGGAGCCGGTCTGCGCGGCCAGCAATATCTCCGTGACGTTCACCTGATATGGACGACTTCAACGTAGAGGACACGATCCTCAGCCAGTTCGCCAACAGTCCGGTGATTCTGTCGCTGATCAACAGCTTCAGCTCGGCTGTCGACCCATCGGCGAACATCGATGCTTTCTACAATCTGGTGTGGAACGTGAAGACCGCAGAGGGATATGGGCTTCAGGTGTGGGGGAGGATAGTCGGAGTCACAAACGTTCTAGAGATTCCGGGCGGCGTAATTGACTTCGGCTTTGAGGAGGCTGGCGACGCTTCTGCGGCCCCATTCGGACAAGGCGTTTTCTTTAACGGCACGCCGGCCACATCGAACTTCACGCTGTCCGACGATGCGTTTCGCACGCTGATCCTTGCGAAGGCTCTTGCGAATATCTCGCAATGCAATATCCACGCGTACAACACGATCCTCATGTCGCTGTTCCCTAATCGGGGCAACGCGTTCGTGACGGACTCGGGGAACATGCAGATGAATCTCGTCTTCATGTTTCCTCTTCAGCCTTTTGAGATCGCAATACTCCTGCAATCGGGCGCCTTCACGCCGCCGACTGGCGTTGGCTTCAATGTAATGCCAGTGGCAACGCCTACATTCGGCTTCGCTGAGGCGGGGGTCAACTCTGCCGGCTTCAATCAGGGGACATGGTTTTCGGGCTTCGCAACGTAAGCCATCCTCAACAAATCAATCAGATCAATGCGGCCTTCTCTAACGAGGGGCTGCATTTTTTTTGGGCTGACCAAAAATGCTGGCATCGCAAGTACCCGTCTCTTTCCCGATTCCGTTTGCTAACGCAGCCGGCGCGGGATTTATCCGCTCGATTCCTCAGGCGTCGCAAATTGGCGTGCAAAACGGCGCGGCGAGTTTGACTGACGGCTTCCCTCCGCTCACGTTTCTGGCTGTGACGGCTGGCGGTGTGCCGCCGTTTGGTCAAGACATGAACGGTCTACTCCAACAGATTACCGCCGGCGTCCAATGGCAACAGGTCGGCGGCAATCCGACCTACAACGCCATCTTCGCCGCTGCGATCGGCGGTTACCCGAATGGCGCCGTTCTGCAGAGCGGAGACGGCACCGGCTTCTGGCGTAATCTGGTCGACAACAACACCACCGATCCTGACGCCTCTGCGGCCTCGTTCACGGGATCCATCTCCGGAACCACGCTGACGGTCACTGCCGTTGCATCGGGCACCGTGACGGTGGGCCAGGTGTTGTCTGGCACCGGCATTACCTCGGGCACGCTGATCACTGCACTGGGGACTGGCACCGGCGGGAATGGCACGTACACCGTCCAGACGTCACAGACCGCCTCGAGCACGACCATCACGGCCAGCGGCGGATCCAACTGGCTTCCGGTTGTGTTCTATGGCGCGGCATCGGTCGCGGTCACGAACGCCAACGTCACGCTGTCGGCCGCCCAGTACTCAAAGCCGATCATCATTATCACCGGTACTCTGACGGCCAACGTTCAGGTCGTGTTTCCGGGCAATGTGCAGGAATGGTATGTCGTCAATCAGACGACCGCCGGCGCATTCACCCTGTCGGTAGTGGTCAGCGGCGGCACGCCTGTTGCATTGGCAGCCGGCGCAACGCAGCTCCGCGGAAACGGCACGAACGTCAATATCGATGCGCTTCAAGTCGCCCCCGCCACTGCATCCCAGCATGCCGTCCAGTTTGGTCAGGTAGCAGGCGTAGTGGGGAGTGTGCGGAATCTGCGGGCGT